GCTTATGTTAAACCTCAACACATTTTCTTCTACTGTAACATTGTTTACAATCATATGTGCTAATGGGAATATGTCTTGCTTGTTTAGGTTTATTTTGCTTATGTCTCCAATAGATACAGTATTGTTGTTTACATCTAATAAAAGTTGGTCTTCTATTGTTGATGTTAATTGGTAATAACCTCTTACTCCTTGATTGCTCATTTGAAATTTTGTTTAATTCTTTTTGCTTCTACTTCTGCTTTGTCTTTCATAAAAGATAGCATCATAAAACATTCGTGTACTCCTAGTTTAGTGATATTTTCATATCTTGTAATGTCTCCTTGAGCAAGTCCGTAAATTGAGTTATACCATCCCCATTTGGTTGTGAAGTTAGATACTGCGTCAAGGCTTGTGTTTGATCCTTGTCCAAATAGTTCATCATAGTTTGTGACAAGTCTAGTCCTAAATTCCACAAAAAAAAAATTGATGACAATACTGCATCCATAGGCATATCTAACATTACTTCATCACCACCCACTTTGTATTCTTCTATTGTGTATTTTTCTTTTACCTTATTTACTATTGGTCTATATAAAACAGCCATAGCTTTTTCTATGTTTTCCCAATCACCTATAAAGGTATCTAAGTCTATGTACTCACCTAAAGTTAAATCATCTAGTCTTGGATGAAACCCATACTCTTTTTTGTTTAGTTTAAAATTTGTAACCAGGTTAGGCTTTTCATCAAACATTTTAGTCAATGTACTTACTATTAATTCAGTATCATTAAACTTTAACCTCATTACATTCTCTAGCTTTACCTTGCAAAAAATCTCTATAATCTTTGCATTTAGAAAACCCTCATCTTCTACACCTTTTTGTATTTTAAGAAAGTGCTTGTATTGCCTTAAAGTAATTTCACTTAGATCAGTTGGTATTGTAACATTGATATTCATACTTATATAACGTTTTTAAATTGGTTTTTTATACTAAGTAAATATAATAAAAAAAGGCACACCATTTAAGATGCACCTTTTACTCAAAATTAACTTACTACTAAATCATACTTGCTTCGTGACAAGTTCCAGAACACACACCTGGCTTGTCTATTTCTTCACCACATTCTGTGCATTCATATTCTTTGTATTCTGGTGGGTTATACCAATCCATAATATTCTGTTTTAAGTTTACCATTACGGTAATGTTCTACAATTACACCAGTACTCAAAGCTATAATCTTGTATGGTCTGATGCTTTTTTTTATTAGGTATTTATCTATTAATTTTTTCATATCTGTTTTATTTATTCTTCTAGTTCGTTAAAGCAAGTGTGTTCTAAACACTCACCACATAATTCATCACTTAAATAAGATGCTTCAGCACCACAACAATCGCTATACATTTATATATCTGTTTAAAGCATTTAACACTAGCACAAAAAATGCTAACATCAACACTATTATTAATTCTGTTTTATAGTTCGTAGACTTTTTCATATACTTCTTTTGTGTTTTTAACTGCTTTGTTATAACCTACACTAAATGCATCTGATGCAAGGTTGCTCATTATAGTTAGTAGTTCTGAATTATACTCTATGTCTAAATCTCTTAATCTGTCGTATGCGTTTTCTAATGGTGTTTTCATAATATCTGTTTTAGTTATAATGCAATATACAAATAAATATCTTATTAACAAAATTGTGCATAACATTCATTAATGTAAAGCATATTTACCAAAGTTTGGTCTACTAAGAATTGAGTAAGTTGCATAACGACAAGGATCAATGATATGGTTATTTTTATCTTCTGGAGTATTTATGAGCATACCACCCTTATCTTCTTTCCACTTGTAATTTCTAAACTCACTTATGGCATTTGTTGAGGTGGCTAGTATATGTATCTTGTACCTTTTAAGTAAGTCAATACCAGCATTCACACTATCCTTTCCTTTTATGCTTGAAAATATATTGTTACCCATTGCACGTAGTTCTGATATTAGTCTAGGTTCAGCACTATCTGCATATATGGGTTTGCTTGTAAGGTTTAATTCTTTAAGGAAATTGTTTATATCACTTGTAGTCATTTGGGTTCTGTAAAGATGCTCTTGTATATAAAGATTATGTCCTTGACTGTAAACAGAAACAAAAGTTGTTGGATCATTGGTGTATCCAAAGTCCATACCATATGCAATTAGTTCAGCTTCTTGTGGTATCTGATTAACCTCAACATACTTAAATATAGTGCTTCTACTGGCTGATCTTTCACCTAACCCATATATCTGCCAATATTGTTCATCTGTATCTCTAAGCCTCTCTATTTCATTTCTTATAGATGCTTCAATAAATGGATTGTCTAGGTAGGTTGTTTTAAAGAATACACAATCATCTCTAGGTATTAGCTTGTCATATATCCAATGGTATTCATCTGATGGGTTAAAGTCTAATATTATTCTATCTTGTGTTCTAAATAGTAATTGCTGCATATCTTCATAATACAACTCATTACCCTCATTTACAAATAGCAAATCTCTTTTCCTACCTCTAATCTTTTGTGGCTGGTCTAAAGATATAAATTCAACCAGGTTACCAAATAGGTGATATTCTGAATTAGACTTGTTATGATACTGCTCACTATAACATTTATAGTTTTGTAGTATAGCCATAAAGTCTCTCATTACAGTTGCCCTTAAACTGGGAAATGATTTACGACAGATGGTTATTATCTTATTGTTGTTGTTTGCACAATAGTTAAATATGATCCACAAAAGTATGTTGTAAGTTTTACCAGACCTAGTACCACCTTGTTCAACTACAATCTTTTTATCTGTGTTGGCTAAATGCTTGTAGACTATATTAGTCTGTATCTTCGGTTTTATCAATTATCTCTATTTGAAAATTAGTTGGCATTCCATCTGCACCAGTTATTTCTTGTCTTTCAATATAACCTCTTTTCTTACCTTTTGTCTTTAGATAGAATATTGTAGCTGCTGTTGAGTTGGCAGATATTTGTTTGTGTAGTTGGCTTTCTGCAAAGTCTAGTGCTACATTCTCAATATCCCTTACCTCAATAGCAAATGCTTCATCTTCTTTAAGCCACTTATAGTAAGTGCTTCTAGGTATGTCTGCTTTCTTACAAGCTACTGTAACAACTCCTAAGCTTTGCTCTAGTGCTTTTAATAGGCTTTCTTTTTTTATGTGTCTACTTTCGTTCATTTCTTATATTTTTCATTTAATATTTTTGGTACTGCATTGTTCCAAGATACCCTATGGTGCAGCCTTGCATTCTCTGTATTTAAAACAGATACCTTTACTGATGATGGACTAAACAAAACACTATAAAATGATTTTACATAAGTACCTTGACTTAAATATATATCAGTTAAACCACCCTCATTAGTTTGTGTGTCTGTTTGTTTAAGTGATACATTAGGTATTGTAAAAAATAAATTTCCTAATGCTCCTAAACTTGTGTAAGCATTTACATCTTCATTAATTCTACCCATAAATTCAAATGGTCTTTCTGTACTACAAAAAAAGCTATTCATACACTTTCTTTTTAAAGTAAGTTTCTTTGCCATACCACTTTGATCACCACCAATCCAATCACCATTTTGTGACATTGCAATACTTTTTGCTGGTATTGATTTATAGAATTTTAATAGTGCTATAAATATATCATCAACATTATTTATATATCCCCTACCTTGATTGTAATAAAGTTTATCATCAAACCTATAACTAAAATCTGTATAGTCATCATCCATTTGCAAGAAATAGGTTATGCCTAATTTTTTAGCAATATCAAAACAAGCATTCCTAGCATATACCACAACTCTTTTGTCATCAAAATTATCACCAATATCAAATTCTATGTCATCCTTATTAAATGATATTACTTCATCTTTATATTTTGATTTATATTTATCTAACTTTTTATCATCAGTTGAACATATTAAATACTTCTTGCCAGTATAGCCAAATCTATCTAGGGTTTTATATGTCTTAATATTATCTGGTCTGCCAAAGGTTAAAATAAAAACTGCAAAATTGTTATCTATCATAATATACCATTCTTTTTATAAGACTTTGCAATGTCATTAGTCAATTTAACATATCCACTTTCTATTGCTTTATCAAAATCAATTATAATTAAAGCTGATCTTTCCATTAAGTCTTGTACCTCTTTGTTAGAGTTTGCATAATAGTCTGCTATTTTACTATAATCAAAAACAATATGTCTTTGTGCTGATTTAATTAAAAACTTCTTTTCAGTTTCATCTAAGGTTGAGTTATTAATATCAGTAATTAGTTCTTTGTATTTAGCATCATCTGTTAAGTCATTAATGTTTGGCTTTTCATTGTTTGGTTTATATGTTGGTGCTTCAATCTTTCTGGTATATTTTTCTTCTTCTGTATCTTCTGCATCAAAAGGAAAACCATCTAAACCCCAATCTTCTAATTCTTTTAACTCCCATTCATTTGCTAAACTGTCCCAATCCCATTCACCAAACCCAACATTGTCTTTTACTATAAATTCTTGTTCTTGTTCTTTTGTAAGTTCATCTGCTTTTAAAACATACACTTCTTTTAACCCAGCTTCATTACAAGCCTTTAATCTCATATTACCACCTAGCACTACCATATCTTTATTTACTACAATAGGGCGCAGCTTTAGCATCTCTGGAAACTCTTTAATTGACTTTACTAGTTTTTTAAACTTACTGTCTTTTATAAATCTTGGATTGTTTTCATTTGGTATTACCTTACTAATCTTTACCAGTTCCATATATATAACGTATTTAATTTATTTATTTCCTAACTTTAATTTTAACAGTCTTTCTCTTATTGCTTTTCTTTCTTTACCCTTTGGTAATTTGTCAAATAGTTGTTGTAGCTTTTGTATTAGTTTCTTGCTCATAATTTTTCTATTTCGTTTAGTACTTCTTGATAGTATTCTAGTGTTATCTTGTTATGTGGTTTTATTATTTCATTTTCTAGTATAAGGCTTATATGTAATTTAGCACATTGTTTTGCTTCTGTGCTTGTTGTTGTTTCTACATAAAATGCTTTTGCTAATTGGTATGCTTTCTCTTTTGGTGTTTGCATAAATAGCCATTCTTTTTTAATCATACTTCTTTTCTGTTTGTGTTATAATATCTAAAACTAATTCATAAGGTACTTTGCTTCTTTCATAGTTTCCTTTTAAACCTTGTGTACCAGTTCTTGATCCTCTTGGTGCTGCTTCGTGTTGGCATTTTGTATTGCCATTAAAACACATATTTCTTGGTCTCCATCCATCTAGGTTAAACATATCAAATATGTTATTAGAAAATATATCTGTTGGCTTCATTCTTGTATCACCATAACTGCAATAGGTTACTGTTGTCCTATCCATACCTTTCATAAAATGCATCTTTCTTAACATTGCTCTAGGATTTTCTATGTAATAAATACAATCCCATTTCTTATAAAAGTTGTTTAGTTTAATATTCATTCTATCACATTTTGCAGCAAAGTCTGTTTTAGGTGTACCATCTTCAAACCTATGGTGTGATATTGCAGCCATTGAATAAGTTGTACACGGTCTACCATCTATAACAACATCTGGTATAAAGGGCAACATATGTTCTTCTAAATCTTCAATGTCTATTACTAAATCAATACCATCAAATTGTTTCCAATCTACACTAAAAACATTATGCCCTCTTTGTTCAGCTACCTTACCAAATGATCTGCTACCAGCAAACAGTTCTAATACATTCACGATGCACAGTTTATTATTTCATATTCATTTTTTGGTTTCTTCCAACTGAAAGACTTTAACACTATACTTGCCCTTTCATCATATTGTTTCTTTTGTGCTTCATCTAAATCTCTATACTCTATTTCATTATCAGTAAGATTTGAATATATTTTTTTTTCATATTTATTTATTTTTTCTAATGCTTTTTTGTAATCTTTTTGAACAGTTAATAGTTTAGAAAGTTCAGAGTATTCAAAATGCTTAGGTATAATAAAATGACTTTCAAGTTTATCAAAATAATCAAATGATGCTTTTTTGTATATATCAAATTGTCTTACTGCGTGTATTGCTGTTGCGTGATCATAAGAATTTATTTCTGATTGTTTACGCATAAAAATTGCTATTGCGTGATATGTCATTTTAAACTTCTTTCTTAATATATAACAAAAAAAAGCACGATGTTCTATCACTACTCGTACCCTAGTTTTTTTATATACATCTACATCAGTTTTTTCTAATAATAACTTATATGCTTGTATTGGTGTTTTAATTAGTTTTATACTATCCATTGCTTTGTAGTTTTTGTATGTATAAAGCTGCATCCATTAGTTCTTCTTTTAGGTGCTGCAAAAAATCATCTTTGTTATTGTCTTGTAGTGTTGTTTTGTATTTGTCTATCCCTACACAACTTCTTATGTCAAATTCTCTTTTTAAATCTTCTACTATTTTATCTTTCATTGTGTTCTTAATTTTAAAAGGTGATAGCACTCTGTGTATTTTTGTCTTGCTTTACCTTTGTATTCTTGTTTAAATAATTCATATAGTTTTCTTGTGTATTGGTATTTTGTTGTGCAGTCTTTAAAATGCTTTTCCGCAAACTTCTTACCTTTACCCTTAAAGTAGTTTACATTGTCTGCTGTGTCACCCTCTATCATTTGTGCATAGAAATTAAACATAGCTTCTTCTTCTGATATGTCTAACACAACCTGGTGCTTGTAGTGATAGTTGTACATCAAACAAGGAAATTGTTTATAGTCTTTGTCAATAGAAACAATCATTACTTCATCCCTACCAATATCATCACTAATTTGCTTCCAGTACCTTGCAACCATATCATCTGTTTCTACACCGTAACCCCATATACTATCGTAATGGTCTTTTACAAATTGGTGCATCTCATTTAATAGTGGTGGCAGTTCTTGTTTTTTTCTGTTGGCTTTGTAAACTGGTGTGATTAGTTTTCTAAAGTTACCCTTTGAACCACTAAAACATAATACTTTGTCTATGGTGTATTTATCTTCTAAGTCGTTCACAATTCGCATAAACTGTTGATCAAACTTATTTCTTGCATCTTCTATGTCTGTGTAGTACTTTTCATCATCTGGTGTTTCTCTTTTACGATA